GAACTTCGACTACGCGCTCAAGACGGATTCGAAACTGGACGCGAAGCAGCTCGAGGCCCTGAGGATCTCCCTGCAGGCGCGCCGCGCCGGCGTGCGCAGCCCGCTGATCCTCACCGGCGGTCTGGATGCAACACAGCTGAGTGTCAATTCAAAGGATGCCGAGATCCTGGCGACGCGCATGTTCGGCGTCGAGGAAATCTGTCGCATCTTCGGCGTGCCGCCGCACCTGGTTGGACACACTGAGAAGAATAGCTCGTGGGGCTCCGGCATGGCGGAGCAAGGCGGCAACTATGTCCGCTACACGCTAATGGACCGCCTCACCGACATCCGGCAGGAGTTCAACCGGAAGCTGTGGCCAGTCCGCGAACGCTTTTTCGTCGCGCACAATACGGCGGAGCTCGAGCGCGGGGACACGGCGGCGCGCTACGCGGCGTACCGGATCGCGCTCGGCCGCGCTGGCGAAATGCCATTCATGAGCGCAGATGAAGTGCGCCGGCAGGAAAACATGCCGCCGAATCCCGACCTGAAACTGAATCCGAATGGAGGCAAGAATGCCGAACCTGACCAAGCTCCTGGCGAGCAACAAAAAGCGGCCTGACCGGCTGCCGCAGTCCAGGATCGTGGCCGAAGGCGACGACACGACCATCTACATCTACGACGCGATCGTCGCCGACGAGGAAACCGCCCTCTGGTGGGGTGGTGTGTCGGCCGAAGCGCTCGTACCGCAGCTGCGCGCGCTCAACGGCGGCACGGTCCACCTGCGCATCAACAGCCCGGGCGGCGACGTTTTCGCCGCGCAAGCGATCTGCCAGGCGATTCGCGAAACCGGCGCCAAGGTCATTGCGCACATCGATGGCTATGCGGCGAGCGCCGCGACGGTCATCGCGACCGCAGCGGATGAGGTCGAGATCGCCGACGGCGGCTTCTACATGATCCACAATGCCTGGACCTGGGCGATGGGCAACGCCAACGACCTGACGGCGACCGCTACGCTTCTGTCGAAGATTGACGGCAGTCTGGCCGCGCAGTACGCCAAGAAGTCTGGCATGGCCGTTGACGACGTGCGCGCCGCCATGGACGCCGAGACCTGGTACACGGCAGCCGAAGCGGTAGAGGCCGGGCTGGTCGACCGCATCGCCGCCGAAGCCAAGGCGCAAGCAGCCTGGAACATGAGCGCCTATGCCAAGGCGCCCAAGATCGCCCCGCGGGAGCCCGAGCAGCCCGATCCGGTCGCTACCGAAGAACACCGTGCCCGCCAGCAGCAGCGCATTTCCATGCTGGCCCGCCTGCAAGTTAGCTGACGCTCTCGCGCCACTAAGCCGGCCGCCTTCGGGCGGTCTTTTTTTTGCCCCAACCAGGCCGCGAGAGCGGACCAATCCCGAAAGGTACTCACCAGATGAGCAAACTCGCACAACTGCGCGCTCAGCGCGACGCCGCGGCCAAACAGGCCGGCGAACTGAACAACAAATACCCGGCCGACCAGCGCATGCCGGCCGCCGAGGCGGAGAAGCTGGACCAGATCCTCGCCCAGGTCGAAGCGATCGACGACGAGATTGTGCGCGAGCAGAAATACGCACGCCTGGCGCTGGATGCCAACCCGGCCGCCGTGCACGAAGCTGCGCTGAACGCTGCCACCCGCGAGCCGGGCAAGCAGAGCGAAGAAGCCCGCGGCCTGCGCGCGTTCCTGACCGGTGGCCTCAATGCCATGGCCGACGACGACCGCAAGCGCATGCTGGCGCGCCAGACGCCCGACATCCGCAACGCGATGTCGACCACGACCAACTCCGAAGGCGGCTACACCGTGTCGCCGGAATACTACCGCCAGCTGGAAATCGCCATGAAGGCCTTCGGTGGCATGCGCACGGCGGCGAGGGTCATCCGCACCGGTACCGGCGCCACGATGAACTTCCCGGCGGCCGATCCGACGTCGGAAATGGGTGAGATCGTCGGCCAGAATGCGACCGCTTCCGCCCAGGCGACCGGTTTCTCGAACATCACCCTGGACGTCTACAAGTACTCGTCCAAGTCGATCGCACTGCCCTTCGAGCTGGTCCAAGACACCTTCATTGACATCGAAGCGTACGTGCAGTACCTGCTGGCGATGCGCCTGGGCCGCATCCAGAACCAGCACTACACCGGCGGCTCTGGCTCGGGCCAGCCGCGCGGCCTGATCACTGCTGTCGGCGTCGGCCGCGCCGGCGCTACTGGCAGCACCCAATCGATCGGCTACGACGATTTCGTCGAGCTCGAGCACTCGGTCGATCCTGCCTACCGAAACCAGCCCGGCGTGGGATACATGATGCACGACACCTCGCTGAAGGTCGTCCGCAAGATCAAGGACGGCCAGAACCGACCGATTTTCGTGCCGGGCTACGAGGCCAATGCCCTGATCAACGGCGGCGCCCCGGACACCCTGATGGGCCGTCCGATCAACATCAACCAGGACATGCCGACGATGGCCGCGAATGCCAAGTCGATCACGTTCGGCCAGCACGACAAGTACGTGATCCGCGACGTGATGGACCTGACCGTGTTCCGCATGACCGACTCGGCCTTCACCCTGAACGGCCAGATCGGCTTCGTCGCCTTCATGCGCACCGGCGGCAACCTGGTCGACGTCGGCGGCGCGGTCAAGGCCTACCAGAACTCGGCGACCTAATCGCTGTCGGCGGCCGGCCCAGCGCCGGCCATCTTTCCTGAATTCCCGGAGAACAACATGGCAGAAAAAGTGAAAGCGCGCGTCCTGGTGGACTGCGCCCTCGGCAAGGTCAACGACGTGGTCGAGATCGATGCGAAGCAGGTGAAGGCGCTGGCGGGCACGGTCGACATCGACCCGGAAGCGGTCGCCTACGCGGAATCGATCGCACCGCCGCCGGCCGAGAAGCAGGCGCAGTAACCCCCCCCATGAGCCCCGCCACCGCCGCCTGGCTCGCCACCGTGCGCGCCGAGGCGGCGGCGCCGGGTGCTCTCTTCGTCATCGTGCGCGGCCCAGCCGGCAGGGTGGCGATTCCCCCAGAACACATAGTCGGCAAGTCCGACGACGAGCTGTTGGCGCTTATCGCTGCGCGGCTCGCTGAACAATGAAAGGTATGACATGCCGAAGCAAGTTGCCCAATCGGTGCTCGACGCCGAACTGAATGCCATCAAGAACAGCGCGACCCGCGTCATGCTGATCAAAAATTACGCCGCTGGCGACAGCTACACGACCGTGACCGGCAACGCCGTCGCTACCGCAACCATTACCTCGGCTGACTTCACGCTCGGCTCAGGCACCAGCAATGCACGCACGCTGACCTTTGGCGGCAAGAGCGCCACGGCGACCAGTGCAGCCCTGGCGGCTGGCAACGGCCAGGACCACCACATCGCATTCACCGATGGAAGCGCGACCGTGCTGTGGGTCACCGACGAGACCGCCGAGCTGGCTAACGCGATCAACGATACGATCAACATTCCGTCGGTCGTCTACACTGCGAACCAGCCGACCTAATGGCCACGCCGACGCCTACTCGTTATAGCGTGCCGCACGGTGTGACCTGCTACGGCGGGAAGAGCGCGCCGGCGCCGCTGTGGGCGCGCAATGCGCAGATCGGGCAACTCGTATCCCTAGCCAACACTGCCAACTTCGCTAGCGCGCAGGTCGGTGAATACTCCGGCTTTGTCGTAGCCCGCGATACGCTGCTGGTAGCTGCTGCAACAGGCGGACACCACATCAGCGATAACCGTGTCGTGATGCTTGATCTTCGCATGGACGCACCCGCATACACGACGCTGGACCAAGGATCAACCGTACAGAATCAGGTCGGCTCGTACATCTACGATGGTGACGGGACCGGCCGTCCTGACGTATTCAATCCGTACTACCCGGACAGCAGGCCTACCAGCCGTCACACACGCTATAACCTCCAGTACATGAAGTTTGCAGATGGCACTGATCGGATCATGCTGCTGGGATGCCGCGATTACTACGTAATGACCGGAAGCCCCGGGAATTTCGGTACGGTTGACGGCTTCGACATCGACGCGCGCACGTGGGACGCACCGTATAGCTGGCCCGATGTTCCTGGTGGGACGCGGGCTACTGATGGAAACCCGTCTAATGGCCAGGTGAACGGCAGTGCATTCGTGGACGAGAACGGTGATGGTTGGTCCACAAATGGCACACACAAGTTCTCGAAGACCACCAAGCAATGGACGGCCAACGCGTCAACACAAGCCGCTGGCGGAATTCGCTATCCATGGACGCCCGCAAACGGCT